AAGAGTTTTAAAAGTTTTGCATACTTGGAATGATAAATTTTTTTTAAGCGATGAAGTCTTTCCCATGAACAAGGCAGTCAATATGCCTTATTTTAATGCAGATGCAACCACGGAACACGGTTATGATGAAAACAATATACCTGTTTTAATAGGTAGATTTATTGATTATGCAAATACAAAAATTATTTCATTAGAGAATCTAGAGAAAATAAAAACACAGGATTATGAACCTGAAAGTAGGTGGTCAGAATATCCGCCTTGCGTGCAGAGTATGATTAATGAGAAATGGTCAGGTAACCACCGTAATGACTTACTATTTAATATTGGTGTGATGGAGATGAAAAAAGCTGATGGCGAACTATCAAAAAAAGAATTGCTTGAGATATTGGTAGATAGAAATAAACAGGTGTTTACTAAGCCTCTTACAGTTCAAGAAATCAAAAGCACTATACTTAATTCATTATCTAAAAAAAATTACACGTTAAAATGTATGACCCCTTTATGTTCAAAAGATAAATGTAAAAATAGATCACTGGGTATAGGCACTCAACCACCAGATATATTAGAGGACTTTTCTGAAATAACATTTGTGCAAGATACAAAGTCAATGCATTATACTTTTAAATTTCAAGACAAATATATTACAGTAACTCCTGAAGATATGAAAGACGAGAAGTCTTGGAGAGTAAAACTTTTAAAATATAAAATTTTTTGGAGAACATTGCCTAAACCAAAGACAGGTCCATCACCATTTGAAATGTTATTATATGAATTAGTACAAAGAGCAGAAGAAGATACTAATTTAAAATTTGAAGACACTATGGCTGAGGAGAAGTATAGAATATTAAAAGGCTTCTTTGAGGACCACATTGAAGAAGACGATTATGAAAAACTGAAGGATGATTATGTTATTTTAGATTCTAAAACAAATCTTTGTTATTTTAAAAAAGCAACATTAGAAAGTTATTTAAATTCTAGAAAAAGAATTTTTAACACAACCACCGAAGCTATTAGATTTTTAGGCTGCCAAAGACATGACTATTACGAAGGTGAACAAAATGTTTGGTATGTGAAGTTACCTACTTTTGCAGAACACAGAAAAGAAAAACCACCAGTAAAAGCAGATAACAAACCATCAGAACTTGACGATGAATTTCATACTGGTAAATTCAAAACGTGATGGATAAGACTCAAGAAATAAAAAAATTAAAAGAGCTTTACCATAAAACAATAAAAATATTTGGACCACCGGGCACAGGTAAAACGTTTACATTGATTGAACGTGTTTTAAAAAAGTACCTAAGATTAAATTATAATCCAGAAAATATTGCTTTTCTATCTTTCACAAACAAAGCTGTAAACACAGCAGTACAAAGAGCCATGGATGCTTTCCCACAATATGGCGATAAAGACTTTAGTAGATTCAAAACATTGCATACATATTGTAGAAGATATTTTGAGGAAGAAGTATTTGATCCTAAAGATTGTATGATCGATTATGCATTGCAGACAAAAATAGTTAAGAGATCTGATAAAAGATTATCAGATGATAATTTTACTTACAAAGACTGGTCTCTTGGAGTTTATTCTAAATCTAGAAATTTATTAATATCCCCAGAGGAGTGCTATAAAAACGAAAGTTACAAACGAGACTCTCTCACAGTTTACCTTAGAAAGATTAACACATATGAGAATTACAAAAGAGCAGGAGGACAAAGATCTTTTATAGACTTTGATGATATGATTGAGAGAGCAATAAAAGAAGTAGAGTTTCCAAAACTATCTGTTTTAATTTTAGATGAAGCTCAAGATTGTACACCGTTACAGTGGTCTGTCATTTATAAGATGGCAGCTAAGGTGGACAGAATTTATTTAGCTGGAGATGATGATCAAGGCATATATAAATGGAATGGAGCAGACCCAAAATATTTTACTAAATTTTTTCCGGGTAGAAAAGTAAAGCTAAGAAAGACTAGAAGATTTGGAGAAGCTATACATAAATTTTCACAAATTATTAGGAGAGGTATTTTAGATAGTGAAGAGAAAGAATATTTACCTAGCAAAGATAAAGGATATGTAAAGTCTTATTTAAACTTTAGAGAGATACCTTTTGATAAAAGTGAAGACACATGGTTTATTTTAGGTAGGGTACATAACACCGTAAATGAATTAAGGATGTTAGCTAAGGATGCTGGTTTATATTTCAAAGACAATCATGACAATAAATGCTTCGACGAGAAACAATGGGAAGCTATTAAAGCTTGGACTAAGATAAGCAATAATAAATCTATTAATAAAAAGGCATCACAAAATTTATATAGGTTTATAAGAGAAGTAAATAATTCGGATTACAGGACAGATAAGTTTTGGTTAAAAGAACCAGATTATCGAGATTATACTTTTGATTATTTAAAAGAATGGTGTGGTTTAGATTTGCCAAATGAAGCGCAAAAGAAACATTGGTTTTGGATACTAAAAAGAAATTTTAAGCCAGGGCAAACTAGAAATTTTATTAGACTTCTTAGAAGATATGGACAAAAACAATTAGATGAAGAACCTAAAATTATTATAGATACAATACACTCTGTAAAGGGTGATGAAGCTGATAATGTAATTTTATATTCTAAAGCTAATTACCCTGCAAACTTTAGAACAAAAAATAGAGAGGAAAAAATTAATGAGAAGAAAGTTTGGTATACGGGCGTAACTAGAGCAAGAAAGGCTTTACATTTATTGAGAAGTGACTATAAATATAATTATCCGTTAGGTGCTGATTACTTAGTATACATACAGGAGAAAAAATGACAGATCCAGATTTATTCAAAGAAGCATTTCCACAAAACAAAGGACCTAAACATTATAAAGGTTATAAAATTCAACCTTACGAATTTATTGCAAAAAATAATCTGTCGTTCTTTCAAGGTGTCATTATAAAGTACGTCGTTAGATATTTGATGAAAGACAAAGAAAAAGATTTAGATAAAATTATTCATTACTGTCAGTTAGAAAAAAAGAGATTAAAAGATGTCGATTAAACACAGAATAAAGATTAAGGGTAAGATACCAACAGATCTTAAAACAGCTAAAGAAAAAGCAGACCAAGACTATCAAGGTGGCGGAGCTTACAGAGCATTTTTAAAATTGTTTTTTAAAGCAAAAAAGGAGAGTGATGATAACGATACCGGATCTGATAACAAAGATTAGAATGATTCTAAAAAGAACCTTAGATGTCCCTTACTCATGGATTGAAACTGTTGGCTCAAAATTAAGTGTATGGGCATGGAATAAAAGATGGAGAAGCAGAGAGCATGGAACTGGTTACGCTAAAGATGAATGAAAATTTTAGATTTATTTAGTGGGATTGGAGGATTTTCTTTAGGGTTAGAGAGAGCAGGTTTTAAAACAGTTGCTTTTTGCGAGATAGATAAATATTGTCAGGAAGTGTTAAAAAAAGTTTGGAATAAAAAAATTTATAATGATGTCAAAGAAATTACAAAACAAAAACTCAAATCAGATGGAATTGAATTTCCAGAAGTCATCACCGGTGGATTCCCATGTCAACCGTTCTCGGTCGCGGGCAAACAAAAAGGAACAAGTGACGACAGATATCTCTGGCCAGAGATGTTTCGAATCATCAAAGAGTTTAAGCCGAGGTGGGTTATTGGAGAAAATGTCAAAGGTATTACTAACATCCAAGACGGCATGGTTTTCGAGACTGTGTGCACTGACTTGGAAGGAGAAGGATACGAAGTCAGGGCGTTCAATATTCCAGCTGCAGGTGTCGGCGCTCCCCACAGAAGAGAAAGAATTTGGATTGTTGCCCACTCCAACGACACAAGAAATAGAACACCCGAATATGAAACTAACAAAGACGGGCAGAAGACTGACGAAAGACGGCAAGAACAGTCACAGCTTAAATCTAGCAGACACGGTGAAAATGTGGGCCACTCCAAACACGATGGATTATCTACCTCCAAGATCGAAAGAGGGGACAATGAAATTAATGCAGGGACACAGGAAGGGACGAACTCGTCCAGCGAATTTAAGAGAACAAGTGGATCCCGAAACAATGAAAATGTGGAGAACTCCCGACGCAGCATCAGGAGGGAGCAATCTTCCAGGAATACAGAAAGCTCTAGATCAGGGACACATGAAAAGACCGAGTGGTCATGCAATACATCTAAGATTAGAGGATCAAGTGAGAGAACCAAGACTATGGCCAACCCCAAGAGCATCAAATCCAGGGAGCAGACCCAACGGCAAGGGTGGGAAAATTTTACAGGAAGAAGTCTTGATAGCAGAGGGGATTCGAAAAAGAGGTCAGAAGATAATGTGGCCGACCCCAACATCAACGGAACGAAGTGGTATCAATCCAAAGACAGGGAGAGGAGCCGGACTCAGCAAAGCAGTCAAGATGTGGCCAACGCCAGTACAGGACGATGTACATCACAGAAAAAACAAATATCAACAAGGGGGGACAGCTCTAAGCACCAAAGCTGGTGGGAAGCTGAACCCAACGTGGGTAGAGTGGCTCATGGGGTACCCGGCAGAGTACACCGACTTAAAGCATTGGGAAACTCTAT